TTTTATTATTGGTAAATGTTTATAATTGTCAGTATTTTCAATGTCGTTAATAGATAATCCGAAGGGACAATACTTATGTATATTTCCTAGTAATGTTTGATGATGTATTAGTAACACCAATATTTACATATTTTTCTAAAGAATTAAAATTTGTACTTCCTTTTTTAATTCCCACAAAATATAAATCTTTTGATATAGAATTATAATATGTATCCCATACTGAAAATAGGGCATTTAATTCTAATACGTAATTTATGTCTTTTTCTGTAAGATTTTTATAATAGTCTACCATATCTGGTAAATTACCAATTGTACCGTAAGAAGAACCTGGGGACGTTCTTCTAGTTCCATGTTCAGGTCTATCAGTTGAAGCACAAGTAAAACAAAATAAGCCGTCTGGTTTTAATATATCATATATTTTTGTTAACGATTCTTTATACTCAGGATCATGTTCAAAACATTCAGTTGATATAATTGTATCAAATGTATTATTTTGAGCTGGTAAATCTTTTGTTTTACACACAATAGTTACATTTTTTGCTTTTATTAGATCATTACCAATATAATTACACTGTTCAAATAATAAACGATTATTTCCATTAATATCGCCAGAACCAACATCTAACACATTTTTTTTTATAAAAAAATCTGTAAGTATTTTTTTAACAAACAAAGTAAACTCTTTTGCTTCCGGATGCATTATATATAATATATTATATATTAAATTATATTTTAAATTATACTATCTACCGCTCCATACTTTTATTATTGGTAAATGTTTATAATTGTCAGTATTTTCAATGTCGTTAATAGATAATCCGAAGGGACAATACTTATGTATATTTCCTAGTAATGTTTGTTTAGGCGCTTCTTTTTGTAATAAACAAGCAAAAACTCTTTCAAAAGACATACGATTATATCTAGTTAATACACAATCTAATAATTTACTTATATCATATTTACTATTAATATGAGTTAAAAAATTGTGAGTAATAATAGACATTGCACCTAAAGCACCTTTCCATAATTGTTTGTTATTATAAAATTCGCTTAACTCTGGATCATTAAAAAGATTTATCATTTTTGTTTCATCTTCTATTTGATCCCAATCATGCTCAAACTCCCATAGTATTTTATATTTTTCTAGACTAAAGTCAATATAACTGTTTATAAATACAGAATCATGAATTATTACTGCTACATCAAATAATTTATTGTGTAAATAATAATAATATGGCAATAACTCTCCTCTTTTTGGATATTCACTATTTATAATTGTTGTCTTATATAATTGCAGTGGTGTGATATAAGCCTTGTCGCTATTATCATCTATAATAATAATATGATTTTCAGGATAGTATTTTCTGATTGAATTATAACTTTTTATCCAGTATTGGTTTACTAACTCATTATTTACATGTCTTAACATTATAAAACCTAGTGTATTATTCATATTATTCATATTATTCATATTATTCATATTATTCATATTATTCATATTATTCATATTATTCATATTATTCTTTAAGTTATTTTTATTTATTTTATCTACCAGTCCATACCTTTATTATTGGTAAATATTGATAATTATGAATGTTATTTATAGATAATCCATAGGGACAATACTTATGTATATTTCCTAATAATGTCTGTTTAGGTGCTTCTTTTTGTAATATACAACCAATAACTCTCTCTAAAGACATACGATTATATCTTGTTAATACACAATCTAATAATTTACTTATATCATATTTATTATTAATATGAGTTAAATAATCGTGAGTAATAATAGACATGCATCCTAAACAAACTTTCCATAATTGTTTGTTATTATAAAAAGTAGTTAACTCTTGATCATTAAAAAGATTTATCATTTTTGTTTCATCTTCTATTTGGTCCCAATTATGTTCTGCCTCCCATAATATTTTATATTTTTCTACACTAAAGTCAATATAACTGTTTATAAATACAGAATCATGAATTATTACGGCTACATCAAACAATTTATTGTGTAAATAATAATAATATGGCAATAACTCTCCTCTTTTTGGGTATTCACTATTTATAATTCTTGTCTTATATAATTGCAGTGGTGTGATATAAGCCTTGTCGCTATTATCATCTATAATAATAATATGATTTTCAGGATAGTATTTTCTGATTGAATTATAACTTTTTATCCAGTATTGGTTTACAACCTCATTATTTACATGCCTTAATATTATAAAACCTATTGTATGCGTCAATCGGTTTTGTTGTGTAAGCTCACTTATTCTATAATTTGTATAATTGATAAGATTGAGTTTAGTTTTATTATATATACGATTTAAGTTATCTATAGCTGATTTTTTATTACTCTTTGATATCATAAGATTATTTATAATTTTGCGATGGTTATTATTATGCAACTCATTTAATTTACTTATTTGTCTTGTAAAATGATTTTCTATTAATTGTAATAAAGTAGTCATATATTATATAGAAAACATATAATTATAAATATTACCATTTATTCTTTTTAACATTAATTTTTTGTCCAGTTCTTCTTACTCCTTTACTTGGATCATACACCTCGTCTTCATCATCAGAAACAATACTTTTAGATATGTCCCAAAACTCACGAGAACCAAGTTTAAAATCTTTATGAGATTCGGCTTTATACCAAAAAATCTGATCTTGTAATTTGTTAGATTTAACATTATTATTAATAACTAAACATTCAAAATTTTCAGTGCATTGATCCATTACTTGACAAAATGATTCAAATGTTGGGAACATACCTGCATAGTTTTCATAAATTCGTCTTCTATTAGCAATATATGGTTCTCTCAATATAAATACATAATCAATATTAGTTCTTAAAGTAGGAGGAATACCTAATGGATATTGCATAGTAATAATTAACATTATTTTCCAATGACGACCATTCATAAAAAGCAAACGCATCATTTTATCTCTAGTCCATCTATCATCAAACAAACAATCGTCTAATATTACAAATGCTCTAGGGTCAATCGTGCTTTTTTTATATACTTCCATATCTTTTTTAATTTGTTTTAGAACTGTTTTCTGTCTTTTTAATATATTCTCAATAATAAGAATATTATATTCATCATGAATAAATAATTTTGGAATATGAGTAGCATAAAAACCATTTCCAGCTTCTGTGCCTGATATTACTGTCCCTATTGGAATATCTTGATGATAATACAATAAATCTCTAACTAAAAACGATTTACCGGTATCACGGCGCCCTATAAGAACAATAACTGGACCTTTTGTTTCATCTGGTCTAAAACTGATACTTTTCATATCGAATTTTTTTAGTTGTAAAGTCATTTATAAATATTTTAGAAATAAAAATAATATTATTTACGCTAATTTTATTTTTATTTATTTTTATTTAGTTTTATTAAATTTTATTAAGTTTTATTAAGTTTAAAAAATCAAAAAAAAGTATTTTATTAACCTAAATGATTTTTACATATAGAAAGTCGCCAAACACAGAGTTATTTAAAGATTTTGAAAATACTGATTTAGTAAATGCTAGACAATCCCAGAATTATACTCCACTATATAATAATTTTTTTAAATTATCATCTTCAAATTACAATAATATAACTTTAAATCATAAACATAGTTTAAATAGTATAACTGAAAAATTAACTGAAAATAAATATAAAGGAACAATTAAAGAAAATACTGAACCAAATACTGAACCAAATACTGAACCAAATACTGAACCAAATACTGAACCAAATACTGAACCAAATAATATTACTGAAACAACCATTTTTATAAAATATGCTCCATTATTAGATCCATTTAAATTCTTAGCTGGAAAATATGATCTTTGTACTTTTGAATTACCAAAACTAGACTCTAAGTCACAATTTGAGAAAATGGATTGTCCAAATAATTCAGCATATATTGATGGCTTTTTTATATATTTAACAAGTCAATTATTAAATCATAAAGGATTTTTACATGGAATTAATTTTTATGGATCTTTTTTAGGAATAAAGAAGGAATATATTATTGATATTAGCGATGATTTGGATATGTTATTTAATAGCAAATTTTTTTATGAAAATAAACAATTATATAAATTTATTAACACTGAACAAGAATTATTATTTAATGATAAATCAAGACGACACAAAAAACCAATAAAGTTTTCGAATGATTGCGACTTAGATATAGACGTTATAGAAATAATAGAATTACAACATCCAATATCAGAATTAGAATTAGAACCAGAATTAAAATTAGAATCTGAATCAGAGCCAATAACAGAAAAATCTATAGAAACTCTAGAAACTCTAGAAACTCTAGAAACTCTAGAAACTCTAGAAACTCTAGAAACTCTAGAAACTCTAGAACCTATTGGACAAATAGAAGCAAATGATACTAGTGGATCTGATATATCATCAAGGTCATCTAATTCTAATTCTAATTCTTCAAATAATGAAGATAATGAAGATAGTGAAGATAGTGCAGAAGATGATGATGAAAATAACAGTGATGACGACGAAACCAAAGAGAGTTATTCTTCTAGTTCAAGTAATTCATCAAACGAAATTAATGATGTAATGGTATCTCTCAAAGAGTTTCCTGTAAATATAATAACAATTGAAAATTGCGAAAATACATTTGATGACTTATTAGTAAATGATAAAATAGATAATAATGAATTAACGTGTATAATACTTCAAGTATTAATGATACTAATTACATATCAAAAGTTATTTAAACTTACTCATAATGATTTGCATACAAATAATATAATGTATATTAAAACAGAAAAGAAATATTTATATTATAAATACAATGACAAACATTATAAAATCCCAACCTATGGCAAAATTTTTAAAATTATAGATTATGGAAGAGCAATTTATGAATATAAAGGACAAGTAATGTATAGCGACAGTTTTCATAAAGATGGAGATGCTGCAACTCAATATAATAGTCCTCCTTATTATAATACTAATAAACAACTTATTGAACCTAATATGAGCTTTGATTTATGTAGATTAGGTTGTTCTATTTATGATTTTATTATTGATAAATATGATAACAATAAAAATATGAGTCCTATTCATAAAATAATAATTGATTGGTGTTTCGATGACGAAGGAAAAAATATGCTTTATAAGAATAATAATGAAGAGAGATATCCAGATTTTAAATTATATAAAATGATAGCTAGAAAAGTGCATAATCATTTACCACATAAAGTATTAGAACAGAAGTTATTCAATAAGTTTACAGTGCCTAAGAAAGAAATTAAATCGAGCGCTTTAATAATGAATATTGATAAAATTAGTTTAGATTAGTTTAGATTAGTTTAGACTAATAATATATTACTAAAGTGTTTATCTAATTCAAGTAAATATTTCTCTAATATACTTGTTAATATTGTTGATATTAATAAAAATATGCCCGCGTGCCAAGCAATTCTTTGATCAAACTTTTTAAAGTATTTATAGCTACCGGACCAAGGATTAAACTTATATATTAGTAATCCACCAATATAAATTTTAAGAAATTGTTCAAGTATAAAGATTATAGTTTCTATATTATATTTTTTTATAATCACTTCTATTTTAGATAATATGGTTGATAAGTATAATGAGTTTTGTTTTATTATAGAAAATATTAATAAATTATTGTTACGCCAAATAGATACGATTATAATTAAAAACCAAGACAAATATAAAATTATAATAAATAAGTGTTGATGCCATTTTAAATTATCATCCATAATATATATAATAAGTTTAAATATATTAAAATCAATAATATATTTAAAATTTAAAACTTAAATTAAAACTTAAATTAAAACTTAGGATTATCAATAAATACTGGGGCTTGTCCTAAACTTGTTGTTTGTTGAACCAATTGCTCATTTATAAAATGAGCAAGAATAACGCTTATATATACTAAGATTCCGTCTATAACTAATTGTTTTAAGTTAATTGTTTCTTTTAATATAAATCTAGTTTCTAAAAATTTAAAAATTATAAATACAATCGATACAATACCAGCACTATATATATATTCCATTATATATAATATATAATATGTATTATTATGTTTTTTTTTAATTAACGAATTATAATTGAATTATAATTCAATTACATCTAACTTTAAATCAATTGCCGAACCTATACTTAGTTTATCATAATCATCATTATAGCTCTGTTCTCTTGCTTCTTTTATTTTTCTCTCATTTGCAAGTTGTTGTAAGGTATTTAAATCTTTTGGAGCAAGAACCTCAGAGTGCACCCCGTCTTGTTTTATAACTATATCTTTATCTACAAAATTAATCTTTAATTTATCAGAGTTTGTATTATTAGTGGTACTAGTGCTAGTACCGCTATCAATAGTGCTACTATTATTGGTTAGATTTGACAACTCATTTTTTAAATTAGCAGCATAAGTTTCTAATTTATTATTTGTTAAAATTGGATTTACAGATAAGTCAACTGGTATATTTGATGTTTTATTTAAATCTGGATTTAGCGTAGAAGTATTTGGTAGCGATTGTTGCTGCTGCTGCTGCTGTTGCTGTTGCTGTTGCTGCTGTTGCTGCTGGAGTTGTTGCATATTTAAAACCTCTATTTCTTCACTTTCTTCCATGTAAGACTGAAGGATTTTTTCAACAGGAATATTATCTCTAATAGTTAAAAGAATAGCCTCTTTCACTAAAAACTCAACGTCATGTTTATTTTTTTGAATTTGTAATGGATATAAATCTTTTTCATATAAATAAACATTTGTATATAATTTACGTGCTACATTAATATATATAGTATGTATAAAAGTATTAACCGAAGGAATATTAATATCTATTTTTTTTGACTTTTGTCCAACACGAATACACGTAAGTGCTTTTAGTTGTATAATATGTACGCAAGTTATTAAATCTTCTAAATATTTACATCCACTATTAGTTTCAATGCGTTTAGTCTCTTGCTCAATTATACTCGGATTCCACTGTGGAATAGCACATAATAAGTTTTGGAAGGTCATTAAATATTTATTTTCCTCTTTTTCATTAATGCATATATTTAATGCTTCTTTAAATATTGATTCAATACCAACAATAATATGGTGCGTCAAGAGAGAGACTAATCTTGCACACCACTCGTTCTTTGATTCTGTTAAACTAGTTAAAGAATAATCATCCATTTATATATTTAATATATTTTCTAAATCATCTTCAGAACGATAAAAAATTAAATTTAATATAAATAAAATAGTAATAAACTCATTATGTATTTCTATTTTAGATTTTTCTATTGCTGTTAAAATTTTATATTTATACTCACTGTTTATAAACGTAGTAGTAATATAATTAATTAAATCATTGCCACAAATTCCTTTATTATACAAATATTCGGTTATTTTATATATTTTCTCTGGACTATCCATATTTTCTAAAGATTGTTTAATTGTTGATTTTATTTTAATACTTTCATTTTTAATATTAATAAACCTATTATTATTTATATTATATATATGTAAATTGGTTGGTTTATTATTTATAATAGGCAAAGGAACATATATTTCTGAAAATCTAGATAAAATTGGATTTAATAATTTATATTTATCTTCTACTATTATAAAAAATCGTGTAGAATGGCTAAATAATTCAATACATCTTCGTAAAGCGGATTGAGCATCGATTGTTAGTTTATCAGCATTTGATAAAATAATAGTCTTAAATAATATGCCATTTTGCGAATGTATATTTGTTTTGGCAAAAAATTTTAAATCTTCCCTTATGAATTTAATTCCTTTTCCTTGAGCACAATTAATAAATAAAACATATTTTTGTTTTATTTCTTTAGTGCTATAAATATTATCTATAAATTTTAAAATTAATGTTCTCTTTCCAGAACCACTCGGTCCGTGAAATAATATGTTTGGAATTTTTTTATTTTTAATAAAAAAATCTAATTTTTCTTCAATATTTTGATGTATAATTATATTTTCTTTCATAATTATTTATTATTTATTTATCTTTAATAAATTATTATTTATCTTTAATAACTTTAATAACTTTAATAACTATTCAAAGATTTTGCATACGGGTTTGATTTAAAAGCTTGTAATATATTTGGATCTATTCTTTCTAGATTAACATCCTCTTTATATTGTTGAGGCATATGAATCTTTCCAATACTTTCAAATGATGGAATATGTAATGAATTATCGGTTGGAACATTTCTAATAAAATCATTTGTTGTTAATCTATTATTAACTCGATCATTGTCTCTACGGTTTATATTCATATTTATATTTCCGCTATATATTTGTGTTCCACCCGCCATTGGCCAACTTTCTTGTGTTTTATTTACATTGTTATGTTGATTATTCCACGCTGATAAATCCATTTGAGCATTCGTAGCGCTTGTATTTCCTATATTCCCTGTTACTGACGAGTTTCCAAAATTACGTTGCTGTGTTTTAGCTGTCAAAGTGCTATTTTCATAACCTCCGCCTGGATTATTAATCTGTGATATATTTAAATAATTTAACCCAACCTTATCGGTTGTAGTTTCTTTTGTTGTTGTTTTAAGTCGATCTCCTGGATTTGTTATTGGAAGTTTTGGAACACTACATTGAATATTTCCTAATTGATTTGAATTATGTATTACATCTTCTTTTCTTGTTGGTTTTAATACATCTAAAATTGGAGAAAATATTCCTTTCATAAAAGTAGACACATTTCTAAACTCTGTATTATTGATATTTTGTTTTACGTTCTCACTTCTATTATTATTTAAAATATTAAAACTTTGTTTGCCATAATCTTGGTCAGAGATACTATTTTGGCCGAGTGAGGTAGGAGGGTTTAAGTTTAATGCACGCGATGGCTCTGTTCTATGGCTTTCTTCATAATGTGACTTCGTATAAATACCTTTATTGCTTGAGTTTGTCCCACTTCCAAAATATTCTCCCGTTAAGTTATTTGTTTCGGGCATCATTTGTTGTGGGTGTAGCGTTTGACCAATCGAGCTTCCAGTTGTGGTAAACCAATGTTGTGGTCCCATTGAATGTGCTTGATCTGGTCTATTTTTTTCAACAGTACCTATTGAACCAATATTTTTAACAGGATAGTTTGGCCCTCCTTCATATCCATCTAAATTATAAGTAATTTTTGGATTTGTTTTAGTTCTTAATTCATCAACCGTTGGCGGCAACCATGAGCTTCTAGCGCCCATTCCAGCATTAAATCCGCCTTCTCCTTGAGCGGTATTGCCTAATCCTAATCCTGGGCCGACTCTTTCTTGCTCCCAAGGAAGAACATTCGCATATTTTTGTGAAGGAACTTGTCTTGATCTTATAAAATCAGTTTGATTTGGACTACCATGAGCATATTGTATATTTAATTCTGGTTTAAATAAAGGAGCATTTTCTATTTTTTTAATATTTTGAGTACCAGAACCACTCATAGCATCTAATATATAAGGGTTACTGTCCACGCTATTTTGAGTAACCTTTGAACCAAAAAAAGGAACCATATTTTTATGTGTAAAGTTTTGCAAACTTAATGTTTCACCTGATAAACTTTTAATCGTATTAGCATTGTTACCATTGTTAGCATTATTAGCATTGTTAAAGAATATATCTGTAGTTTGATTTTGACCGGTGTACTGTCTTACAGCATTTTCATTTTGTGAATTAATATTTTCATTTTGTGTTGGATAATTTATATCAGGAACATTAGTATTTGTTAAAGCATTTAATCTATTCAAATTTGAATAAGTTTCTTTTTTTTTATTATTAGAATTACAATATATATATATACCTCCAAGTGCTAAAATAGGTAGTGCTAGTGCCGCCATTATATATAAACTATAATATTTTTATAAATATTTTATATTATACATTAATACTTAATTAATATTAATATATAACAATTTATGCTTAATAGTATGCTTAATAGTATGCTTAATACTTATAAAAAATATCTTTACTATGTTGTCGTGTATCAATATTATTAGAAAATTGTTTTTGAATATGTTCTTGTGGATCTTGTAATGGATACGCCCAATTCATTCTTTCTAAATCTTTTAATTGCCACGCGGGCATAACAGACCTAGACTCATCTGTTATAGCAAAATTAATTGTGGGATAATCGTTTTTTATATAATCAGTTTTAATATATGAGTCTCTTGAGTTTAAAGTAAAATCATATTTTAAAAGTTGTTTATTTACCCCTAATAAATTACTATTAACATCTACTATATTTTTTCCTATATTTCCACCAAATTTTTGTAATCTAATTTGTGGATCTATTAAAAACTCTGGATTTAAACCATTTCCGGGAACATTTAACATATAATTTAAACTATTACTACTTGAAAGTAATTTACATTTAATATTTGCTTCATCATCCCTTGAAAATGCCATATTATATAATATATAATATATAATATATAATATATAATATATAATATATTCTATAATTAAAAAATAGTTGGTCGTTCAGTATTTGATGGAATAAACATATTTTCTTTAATAAGTCGTGTCTTTTCAAAAAATTTAATTTCTTCTAAATTACTTTTAAATAATGGTAAACATTCTTTAGTTGGTTCAACTAAATTACTGGCACCAATATTTAATAGCGCAGATTCAATATCTACAGCATTAAATGAAAATAAGTTTGCTGGCATTTTGCTAGGATTTATATATTGAGGAAATGCTGGATTATATGCATCACCATTTGGTCCATTATCATATAATCTATGATTCATAATTTTATTAATTCCTTGTTGCTCTAAACAATAGTTTGCTCTACTATTTTTATCCCTGGTGCTTCCTGTATTTTTACATAATGTAGGAGTATTACCTTGAATATATTCAAACAACATATATTATTATTACTATATAATATTTTAATATATTTTAATATATTTTTTTAAAATAATTTACAGTATGGGCTATTAAAATCACAAGTAATAAAGATATATATACATATTGAAAAACACCCTAGAATTGTAATAATATAAGAAATCTTAAATAGTATAAAATAATATGTATTTAACTGTATATATATATTTACAGAACGGGTTAATGACTGTCTACATATAATACAAGTAGTATTGGTCAAAAGCCATTTTTTATGGCAAGACTTATGAATATAATAAACTCCACAATGTTTTAATTCAATTAGTTTAGTTGGTGATTCTGGTTCTAAACAAACAATACACGTATTCATTTATATTTGTTGTTTTTTATTTTATTCTATTAATTATTTTTAATAGTTCTTGATAATTAAAACTATTATTAGTATTATTAGTATTATCAGTATTAATAATTAAACACAAAATTTTATGGGTAATATAAAAATAAGAATAACTAAAGCATAATTGAAAAATTATAAACTCATTGTTTTCATTACTATAATTAGAATTAGATGTTTTAACTTTTGCAATTAATTTTTTAATTAATTCATTTGTTTTATATAATTCATATAATTCACTTGTAGTTCTATTAATTTTATTAAAATACTCTTCTATCGATTCGTTTGGATCATTCGTTGCATCATAATTAAATGCTTGTAAAAATTGTAATTTAAATAATTTATCAGAATCATCAGCATCCTCCGGATCATCCATAAGATGATAAGTGCATACAAAATCTGTAACATATGAAACCATTATTAATATAAATATTAACAATTAATATTTATATACATTTATATATTTATATGTTTATAAAAATAAATTAGTTTACTTCTTCTCTCGCTAATAGTCTAGAAGGAACACCGCCTCTAATCCAACCATCATTTGCTGAGTTCTCAATAAAATTAGCTGGATTTGTTAATTCTGCTTTTAGCGATGGTATTAATGGAATATAAGTCAAGTTAAAATTTGTTACTTCTGAAATTGAATCTGTACTTTTAGAGTAATAATTATATAACCCAGTTCTTAAGGTATTTTCTAAAGGAATATTTACCTCTCCTTTTCCTAAATATGGAAGCGTATTAAATATTCTTTGTTGAATTAATTCTTTTTCTCTCAAATTTGTTCCTTGTCCAAATCGTAATACATTATTTTCATCTACATTATTGCTATTAAATCCGCCATTTGTACTTCCTTTTAAAATTATGTTTGGAGTATTAAGTGCAATTTTAAAAGCATCTGAGATTGGATTTATTGATGCATAGTTTTCTAACATATAATTTGCAGAAGAAATATTTACTTTATTTCTATTTGTTAAATCACATACATCATTACCAATTCTTGATGTGCTATCAAATAATTTATCTATTGCTGTTGAATAATTCATTATATAATAATTATATATAATATAAAATATTTAAAATATTTTATATAATATTTTATATAATATTTTATATAATAATTAAAATATATTTAAAGTATTATAATGGATTTGTATAATTATAGGCGCCAGAACTATTTCTATATAAAGCAACTGGATTGCCTTCTTTTCCTGAAATCATAGTTCCATATAAATATTCTAAAAACCCTTTTTGATCACTTGGAACTTGTGTATTGGGCATAGTATTATATTGAATCATTGACCTATTAAAGTTAAACTCATCACCTACGCTTGAAAATAATTTATTTTTAATAGCGGGGTCTTTAAACTCTTTTGCGACAAATTCTTTAATACTATTATCTATTTTTTTGCTTACTTCTGGTATGAAGGATGGAGCTGCTGGTTTTCTATTAGATTCATAATGTATTTGTGGAATAAGTATATTCATTAAAGGATTATTATCTTTGGGTTCTTGAAATGAGTTTTTATTAGCTTTATAATATTTTTCGATACTAGTCTCTTCTATATTTGTAAAACTTTCTTTTTTACTATAATTGTAATATAATAATACAATTATTATTAATTTAATAAAACCTAATATTAATATGTTTATGTTTTGTGTTATTAATAGCCCAAGTATTACTAATATTATAACTAAACGTGTTATTGCATTTAATTTTTCTTCATATCTCATTGATGATTTTGGCCATATGTCCATAATATTTTCTTTAAATAATATTGTAGGGTCTTTTAACCAAAATTGAACTGTCATTTATATATAGTTAATAATTAAATAATAATTAAATAATAATAATTTATTATTTAAATATAAATTATTAAATAACATAATTAGTAATATGGAAGAAACTGAAGTTAAAATAAATGAAGATTTTACTAAAGTAATTTGTGATTTTGCTGAAGATTTGCTAATAACATTTCCTGATATTATAGATAAAACGAATAACCCAATTAAAGAATTAAATAATATAATTAAAAATTGTTCTGATGGTTCTGATGGGTCTGATATGGCTGATATTACTAGTATTGATAATATAATTAGAAATATTTATACTTATTGTAAATCTATTTTTCCGAAACATTTTTTCTATATTTTATATGAAAACGAAGATCTTTTTAATAAGGAATCAGAAGTATTTTTACTACCAAATATTAATTTTGTAGATTTATGGAATAGTGATATTAGCGAGGAAACCAAATCTACAATTTGGAATTATTTAAAATTAATTTTATTTACTGTAGTTGCTGATGTTAAGAATAAAGATACATTCGGCGATAGTGCGCAATTATTTGAAGCAATTAATAATGATGAGTTTAAAAAAAAAATAGCGGAATCATTGGCTGAAATGGAAAATATTTTTAAAAAAAAAACATCACAATCAGGAACTTCTCCTGAAAAAGATGCAGATGATGCCGATGATGAAACAACTGAAGATCGTGATAATATGGAACTACCTAATGCAGAAGAATTACATGCTCATATTAATCAAATGATGGAAGGAAAGATTGGTTCTTTGGCTAAAGAAATTGCTGAAGAGACTGCAGAAGAATTAGATATTAATATTGCAGACAACTCTTCCATTAATGATGTATTTAGTAAATTATTTAAAAACCCAGCTAAACTTTTAAGCTTAGTTAAAAATGTTGGTTCTAAATTAGATACTAAACTTAAAAGTGGTGAAATTAAAGAAAGTGAATTGATTAAAGAGGCTACCGACTTTGTAGCAAATATGAAAAATATGCCTGGAATGAATAACTTAGAATCACTATTTTCAAAAATGGGTATCCCTGGAATGGGTGGAAAGGGGGGCAAGATGGATATGGGTGCGCTAAATAGAGAATTATCTAAAAACTTAAATAAGGCAAAAATGAAAGAAAAAATGCTTAACAAGTTAGAAAAAAAACGTGAAACTACACAAAACACACAAAGTATAGAAGGAACTATTAAAGATTTAGGAATTAATGATTTTGGGATGCAAGAATTATTATATTCATTAGGCGAACACGTTGAAAAAACAAAACCAGAAACAAAACCAGAAACTAAACCAGAAAATAAACGTAATAAACGTAATAAAAAGAAAAAAAATAAAATGGTTAATATGGTTAATATGGTTAATATGGTTAATGTGGTTTCTGAACAAGTAGAACAAGAAGAGTAACACTATAAATGTAATATAAATAATAATACTATTATTATTATTTATCTAGTATTTATCTAGCGTTTATCTAGCGTTTATCGCTTTATTTGCTTTATTAATATAATAAAGTTTACATAATTTCGTTAAGTTTTGTAAATATAGTATAGTTTTTTGTAAATCATCGTGGCTTAAGTTTTTGATAGTTTGTTTAATAACAGTTATCTTTTCTAAAACTAATTTAACAGAAGATTCTTCCACAAAATCTTTTGTCCAATCTTTTTCTAAAAAATAATTAATATCTCCTAACATAATATTTTCTTCATATTTGTCTAATATATAAGTTTTCCATATAGGCAATACAATTTTCGGATTTGCTTTGCGCAATGTTAGTATAGCCGTATTTGCAACTTTAAGTGTTTGATCATTTGGAAACATATCAATTAAAGCTTCAAATAATTCAGTCAAATGATTATTAAAAGCACTTAACACATCTATAGTACCCATTTATTACTATAATAATTATACTTTTTCTTTATATAATTTATTTTATATATATATAAATTATTTAATAGAGTTTTCTCTTTGTTTTTTTAATTGTTCAATAGAAACTTCTCCGACTGTATTTGGTATATAATCTTCTGGTGGTGTATCAATAGTATCATTATAGTCCCACGGAACATTATTTCGTAATTGTCGCATCCCTCCTCCTCCTTTAGCAGATAGTTCATCTGGTGATTGATCTAAAAAGCTATAGTTATCGGAAAATACACCAAAACAATTAACTTCATTTAAAGAAAATGCGGATGGATCTTGATTTGCCATTCTTTTTTCTATTCCTGATTTAGCAGGTATTAATTGTTCTAAAATAGAATCGCCAAATAAAACTTGATTGCCGCGATTTAATAATAATAATGCCGGAACTCTATCTACTGTATGTGGTAAAATTATTTCTTTTTGATTTTTTAGTATAATATAAGTGGAACCATCTGGTTTTTTAATTCTATTATCTATACTTATAAAATGAATATTATTTTTAACATTTGAATTTGCAATTTGTTGTAATATAACTGAACAATTTTTGCAATAATTACTATAAAATAATATAAAACTCATTTATTATCTAATAATTTTAATTAATTTTAATTTTAACTTAATAGATAATTTTAACTTAATAATTATTAATAATTATTAATAAATAATTAATAATTATTTAATAAAATTAAAATATAAAATATAAAATTGAATAATTTATATATTTATATATAAATACATAAATGGAGCCTTCAGTTATTGATTTATTTGAAAAAGATGACATTTTACACTTTACTATTAATAATATTAATGTTAGTTTTGTCAATGCTTTACGACGGGTAATTTTATCTGATATTCCTACAATAGTAATTCGCACAACTCCATATGAAAAAAATGATGCAATTATTGAAACTAATACAAGTTTATTTCATAATGAGATATTAAAACATCGTTTATCTTGTATTCCAATTTATCATATAAATAAATTATTATTAAATGAATTATTATATATTCCTACAGATAAATTGTTAGAAGAGCTTGCTGATTATGTAGTAGAAGTAAATGTTGTAAATAATACAGAACAAGTAGTATATGTTACTACTGGTGATTTTAAAATTAAGTATTTAAAGACAAATAAATATTTGGATGAATCAGTTGTAAGTAAAGTTTTTCCTAAAAATGAGATAACGCAACATTTTATTGAGTTTTGTAAATTAAAACCAAAATATTCTGAAAATATTGTGGGAGAACAATTAACGCTTACAGCAAAATTTTCAGTTGGAAGTGCTTCTGAAAATGGAAGTTTTAATGTAGTATCTCTTTGCAGTTATTCGTGTACTTTAGATAATTTTGCAATTGATAAAGCAAAACAAGAAAAATTAGAAGAATTACAATCTAAATACACCGACGATAAAGAAATTGAGTATTTAATTACTGATTGGTTATTATTAGATGCTAAAAGAATTGTTATTCCTAATAGTTTTGATTTTAGAATTAAAACATTAGGGGTATTCACAAATTATGAAATTATTCTTAAAGCAATTAAGATTATTATTTATAGATTACTAGAAATTAAAAAGATTTATAGTACACAAAACGATCTTATTATTAATAGTATAAATACAGTTGAAAATTGTTTTGATATTATATTAAAGACAGAAGATTATACAATTGGTAAAATCTTAGAATATTCATTATATGAGTTATATTACAACACTACTAAAACTCTAACTTTTTGTGGATTTAAAAAGCCGCATCCTCATATTGATGAGAGCATTATTCGGATTGCTTTTAACACTCCAGTTGATAAATCATTAATTATTAATTATATTACTAGTGCTGCTGATTATGCAATTGAATA